CAAGACCGAAGGAACCGAAACCGTGAACACCAACACCGCCGCGCCCGCCGCTCGGAAGGTCTTTGTAATCGACTTCTTCGCCGTCGAAGACGGCATCGCCATGCCGACCGCTTCGGGCCGTGGCCGTGGCCGTGGCGGCAATACGTACCCGTTCGACGCGCTGAACGTCGGCCAATCGTTCTTCGTGCCGAACACCGCCGAAAAGCCGAACGCCGCGAAGTCGCTGGCTTCGACCGTTTCGAGCGCGACCGCACGTTACGCGCAGCCGTCGCCGGACGGCGCGACGAGGACCAACAAGAAGGGCGAAACCGTGCCGGTCATGGTCGAAACCCGCAAGTTCGTCGTTCGTGCGGTCGAAGGCGGCGCGCGGGTCTGGCGCACCAAGTAAGCAACGGCGCGGGCTACGGCCCGCCCTACGCTTACGCTTCAACGGAAACCCCGGCCATTGTGTCGGGGTTTTCTTTTGCCTTTCTTGTCAATTTGTGCTAATCCGTGCTAATCTTCGGCCAAATACATTTCGGGGGCCGGGGCTTGTGAATGAACGAACAACAATTTTTTAACGTAGCCGTCGCAATTATCGGCGCGTTGGGCGGTTGGTGGATGCGCGTTATGTGGCAGTCGCTTAAAGAACTTCAACACCAAGATTCAAAGTTGGCCGATAAGGTCGGCAATATCGAAGTTCTTGTAGCCGGGCACTACGTAAAGCGCGACGATATGAACCGCGATATTGCCGCAATATTCGCAAAGCTTGACCGCATCGAAGACAAAATAGACAAAAAGGCCGACAAATGAAGAAGCCCGAACTTATCGAAGATTGGAAGAAGGCGACGCGCCTTTGGTCGGTACGGTTCGGCATTATCGGAACCGCCGTAATGGGCCTGTTCACCGCTTGGCCTGAATCCGCGCTGTATCTTTGGGGCGCAATGCCTTTCGAAGTTCGCGCGTTGATTCCCGAACGCTTCGTATCGGCTATCGCGCTTTTCGTGTTCGTAATGTCTACCGTTTCACGAATCATTAAGCAAAGGCCGAAAAATGAACGAAGCAAAGAACCCGCCGCAGAACCCGACGCCGAATAAGCGCCCCGGCAAGAAAACCCTTGTCGGCGTTGTTGGCGCAGCCGTCGCCGCAATTCTTGTCGCAACCGTCCCGGTTCACGAAGGCAACGTACTTCGCGGCTACCTTGACCCGGTAGGAATTCCGACTAAGTGCATGGGCGACACAACGAACGTTGTTGTCGGTCAACGCTACACCGAAGCCGAATGCCGCGAATCGCTAGAAACGCAGCTTATCGCGCACGCTGAACCCGTCTTGAAGTGTACGCCCGGCTTGAAGGGTCGCACGTATCAACTTGCCGCCGCTGTATCTTTCGCGTATAACATCGGAACCGGGGCGTACTGCAACAGCACGACCGCACGCCGGTTCAACGCTGGCGACTATCGCGGCGCATGTAAGGCGATGAACGAAAGCGACGCGGGCCGTCCGCAATGGGTAACGGCACGCGGCAAGGTACTTCCCGGCTTGGTCAAGCGCCGGGCCGATGAACGCGCATTGTGCGAAACGGGGCTATGATATGTGGGCAATCATCGTTGCAGGTGCAAAACGCTTCGGCGGCTGGATTCTGGCCGCATTGTCGTTTCTGGCGATGCTGGCGACCGTATGGCTTACGTCGCGAAAAGTCGGCAAGGCCGAAGGTCAAGCCGAAGCATCCGAACAACGCGCAGGCGACCGCGAAGCTATCGCAGTACGCGAAGTCAACGAAGCGCGCGAAGCTTCCGAAACCCAAGTAAAGGCGGTGCAAAATGCGAACGAAGTTGCTAACGCTAACGCTGTTCTTGACGACGACGGCGTTTCTAAGCGGCTGCGCGATGAATGGTCGCGCGACTAAACCGCCGCAATCCATCGCCGAAACCGTACAGACAAAGCCCGTTGTAATCGACACGGCTTGTAAATGGGTTGCGCCCATTTGGATTTCGAAGGCCGACGGCTTGACCGCTGGCACGGCCCGGCAAATTCTGAACCATAACGAAGCCGTCGAACGCAATTGCGGGCCGCAGTCGCCGCCTAAATCTGCGGACAAGCCTTAACAGAACGCGGGGCTTGCGGTATAGTGAAGCCAACGACGTATAAACTAGGCCGACACTATGTCCGACGAACTGAAAGAAAGCGAAGAAAAGGCCGCATACGCGGCCCTTCTTTTGAAAGAACGCGACCCGTTTAAGGCTGCGCTTTCGCTGTTTCCGAACAACACGAATCGCGCGCTATGGGTTGCGAACCATTGGCCGAACGACGACGAAGTTAAGGCCGAACAAAAGCGCCTTACCGACGAAGGCGGCGATATGGCATTTCTTCCGGGCAAAGGCGACCTTGCCCGCGACATTTGGCAGCGTATGCAAGGTACGACGCTTCCGAACGGCGTAACCATTCCGCCGACGCCCGAAGAATACGCGAAGCTTGCCAAGCTTTACGCCGACGTTCGCGGGTTCATCGAAAAACCGCAAACGAACGTTAACGTAACGACGAACGTAAACCGCGTCGTCGAAATGCCCGTATTTGCCAACGAAAGCGAATGGGAAGCGGAAGCCGCACGGCAACAGCGCGAATTGTTAGAAAATGCACGCACTCGCCATTGATACGAACGGGGCGAAACCTGTTCCGTATGAAGTCGTATTTAAGCCCCTTCCGGGGTCGCAGACTATCGCCCTTTGTTCGATGGCAGCGCATACGCTGTACGAAGGCGCACGCGGCCCCGGCAAGACGCTTACGCAGCTTATGCGCTTTTATCGTAACGTCGGCAAAGGCTACGGCAAGTTCTGGCGCGGCGTTATCTTCGATTTGGAATTTGACCATTTGGGCGGCCTTGTTGCCGAATCGAAAAAATGGTTCGGCGATAACGGAAAGCTAAAAGACGGCGGCAAGTTTTACGAATCAACGTCGGCTTATAAATGGGTTTGGCCGACTGGTGAAGAACTGTTGTTTCGGCACGTTAAGAAGCTGTCGGATTACGAAGGCTTCCACGGTCACGAATACCCGTTTATCGGTTGGAACGAACTTACGAAGCATCCAAGCGGCGACCTTTACGACAAATTTATGTCGGTCAACCGCTGTACGTTCGACCCGATAAAAGACACGCCGAAAGACCCGAAAACCGGGCGCTATTTGACGCCGAACGGCGAACCGCTGCCGCCTGTAAAGTGCGAAGTATTCAGCACAACGAACCCAAGCGGCCCCGGTCACAATTGGGTAAAACGTCGCTTTATCACGATTGCCCCGCGCGGCACCGTAGTTCGTCGCGAAATTCAGATTTACAACCCGGCGACCGAAAAAGAAGAAACGCACGTAATTAGCCAAATCGCTATCTTCGGTTCGTATAAGGAAAACCCATACCTTCCGGCTTCGTATATCGCCGAACTGGAAAGTATCAAAGAACCGAACTTGCGGAAGGCTTGGCTTTACGGCGATTGGGACGTTACCGCAGGCGGCGCAATCGACGACCTTTGGCAATCGCATATACACGTTGTACCGCGCTTCGTCATTCCGCCAAGCTGGCGAATCGACAGAACATACGACGACGGGTCTTCGCATCCGTTTAGTGTGGGCTGGTGGGCGGAAGCGGACGGCACCGAAGCGACCATAGTTCTTTCGGATGGCACCGAATTTACGTTTTGCCCGCAACCCGGTTCGCTTATTCAGTTGTTCGAATGGTACGGATGCGCGAAAGACGAAAAAGGCGAATACATACCGAACAAAGGTTTGAAGCTTTCGGCGTCGAATATCGCACAAGGCATAATCGACCGCGAAATTTCGCTAATGGCGAACGGCTGGATTTATTCGCAGCCTTGGCCCGGCCCTGCCGACAATCGAATTCGCCAAGTAATCGACAGCGAACTAGACACGACCGAAAAGCTTATGTCGAAGAAGGGCGTTCGCTGGACTGAATCGGACAAATCGCCGGGTTCGCGCGTAATCGGGTTGCAGCTTTTCCGCGACCGGCTAGAAGCGTCTGTTAATCGCGAAGGGCCGGGTATATACTTTATGTCGAATTGCGTTGCAAGTATTGATTTGCTGCCCACACTGCCGCGCGACGAAAAGAAGATTGACGACGTAGACACGACCGCCGAAGACCATTGTTACGATATGGTGCGTTATCGCGTATTGAAAGGCGCGAATAAAGCGGCAGCGAAATTCAAACTTGTTATGCCAACTTAAAGGAACCCAAATCATGCCGAACGTTTCATTTATTCGCCCCGAACTTGGTAAGCTGTTGCCGCTGTATTACCTGATTCGCGACGCAATCGCGGGCGAACCAACGGTAAAAGGCGCGCGGACGACTTATCTTCCGATGCCGAACGCCGAAGACCAATCGAAAGAAAATAAGGCGCGTTACGAAGCGTACTTGAAGCGGGCCGTTTTCTATAACGTAGCCCGTCGAACCTTGCTCGGCTTGGTCGGTCAAGTGTTCATGCGCGACCCGGTTGTAAAGGTGCCCGCGCTGTTGAACCCGCTTGTCGCAAACGCGACGGGTTCGGGTATCAACCTTACGCAGCTTGCGAAAAAGGCCGTATCGCTGAACCTTGCGTATTCCCGCGCCGGGCTGTTGGTCGATTACCCGACAACCGAAGCCGAAGGCGGCGCGTCGATTGCCGACCTTGAAGCCGGGCGCATTCGTCCGACCCTGTACGTATATTCGCCGACTGAAATTATCAATTGGCGAACGACCGACCGGGGCGCGGAAGAAGTTTTATCGTTGGTCGTACTGTTCGAAACTTGGTGCGCTGCCGATGATGGCTTTGAAATGAAAACGTCGGGGCAATTCCGCGTTTTGCGTTTGGACGAAGAAGGTTATTACGTCCACGAAATTTGGCGCGAACCGCAGCCGACCAAAGCCGACGGGTCGAAGATTCCGAAGGGCAATTACCAACAATACGTCGTTTATAAGCCGACCGACGCACAAGGTAAGCGCCTTACCGAAATTCCGTTTATGTTCATCGGTTCGGAAAACAACGATTCGAACCCGGACAACCCGAACTTTTACGACCTTGCGTCGCTGAATATGGCGCATTATCGAAATTCGGCGGATTACGAAGAAAGTTGTTATATCGTCGGACAGCCGACGCCGGTTCTTATCGGACTAACCGAAGAATGGGTTACGAACGTTCTTAAAGGTTCGGTTAACTTCGGTTCGCGCGGCGGTATTCCGCTTCCTGTCGGGGCCGACGCGAAGTTGCTTCAAGCATCCGAAAACACCATGCTTAAAGAAGCAATGGATACCAAAGAACGCCAAATGGTCGCACTTGGCGCAAAGCTTGTTGAACAAAAGGAAGTGCAACGCACGGCAACCGAAGCCGAATTGGAAGCCGCTTCGGAAGGTTCAACGCTTTCCAGCGCAACCAAGAACGTTTCGGCGGCCTTTGAATGGGCGTTGAAATGGGCGGCCCGTTGGGTCGGTCAAGCCGACAGCGGCGTTAAGTTCGAACTGAATACAGATTTCGACATTGCCCGCATGACGCCGGAAGAACGCCGTTCGCTTGTTGAAGAATGGCAGAAAGGCGCAATTACCTTCGAAGAAATGCGAACCGGCTTGCGTAAAGCTGGCGTCGCAACCGAAGACGACGCCAAGGCGAAAGAAAAAATCGCCAAGGATACCGCCGAAGCAATGGCCCTTGCGACCCCGGCCAACGTGCCGGGCGATGGCAGCGGCGGCGATAATGTGGGCAACAACGGATAAGGGGCGCAATCATGGCACTATCGGACAATAAGCGTTTGTACGATATTGCGACGCGCCTTGCTGTTTACGTCGAAGACGTGAAAGTTTGGCAGTCCCGACAATTCGGGTTCGTACTTCGCGAAGTAAACTTGGAATTAACGCGCCTTCTTGGTCGTGTTCGTTATAAGACCCTTGACGGTCTTTCGAAGGCGCAGTTAAACAAGCTTGTTTCGGAATTACGGGAATCGCAATCGAAGATTTACAGCGCATACGCGCAAACGCTACTTGAACAGTTAAAGGAATTCATGCGGGCCGACTTGGAAGTAAACCGGCGCGCATGGGTTACGGGTTATATCGAACTTGACGGCGAAGAAAGCGACGGCATTATTTCGGACGAAGAAGCGATACAGTTTCTTTTAGAAGTACCCAACGCCGATTCGAACCCTTTGTTCGGTTTGGCCGCTGTTACAGGAAGCGACGAACGCATTTGGTCGCAAGTTACGAATACGCCAATTCCTGCAAATGGTTTGTACTTGCTGCCGTTTATCAAGACGTTTACGAATTCGGCACAAGCTGGCGTCGAAAGCATGATTCGCAAAGCTTGGGCGAACCGTTGGACGGTTGAAGAAACCTTAACGGCGCTTGTCGGCGATGGAACCGCAGCGCAGGGCACGCCGTCGCAGTTGCACCGGGTAAACGCGCAAGCCGCGTCGGTAATCCATACGGCAACCGCGCACGTTGCGGCGGTCGTTGCGGCTGGCGTTATGTCTGCGGTTTTCGGTCGTTACGTTTGGTATTCGGTAATCGACGGAAAAACGACGGACATTTGCATAAGTCGAAATCGCCGAATCTATCGCTTCGGCGAAGGGCCGTTGCCGCCCGCGCATATCCGTTGCCGGTCGCACGTTGCCCCGGCAAATACCGCTAGTGACTTGGCCGAAGAAACGTTTTATACTTGGGTTGCCCGTCAACCTGCCCAAGTGCAAGACGACATATTGGGCGACGAAGGCGGCGAAGCTTTGCGCGATGGTCGCTTAAAGGCGAAGGATATTCCGAAGTATGATGCGGACAGGCCGCTAACTTACGAAGAATTCCGACGCAAGATTAAAGAAATTCTTTCCCGCTGATTCGGTGAATCGGCATAACCGCAAGGAGTCCTTGAAATGGCACTGAAAAAGAAACTTACCAAAGAAGAACACGCGAAGCTTTCGGACGCGCTGAAAGCCGAATATATCGAAGACGGCGACGGCTTCCGCCTTGACGTTGACGGCGACGAAGATACGGGCGCTTTGAAGCGCGCCAAAGACCGCGAATCGCAGTTGCGCAAAGACGCCGAAAAGGAAGCGAAGGAACTTCGCGAACGGCTGGAATCCATCGAAGGCGACGACGCGCGCAAGAAAGGCGACATTGCGACGCTTGAAAAGTCTTGGCAATCGAAGCTTGAAAAACAGCGCGAAGAATACGAAGCCAAGGTTTCCAAGCTTACCGCGCATACGACGAAAACGCTTGTCGATAACGTCGCGTCGCAGCTTGCCCACAAGATTTCGAACGCCCCGGCAATCATCATGCCGCATATCAAGTCGCGGCTTATCGCAGACTTCGAAGGCGACACGCCGGTTACGCGCGTTCTGGACAAGGACGGCAAGCCGTCGGCCCTTACTATCGACGAACTGGCAAACGAATTCGTTGCAAACAAGGATTTTTCTGCTATTATCACGGCTAGTAAGGCGTCCGGCGGTGCCGGTAAGCCTTCGCAGAACGGCGGCGGTGCCCCGAAATTTAACGGTCAATCCGACAAACCCGCCGACCTTTCGAAGATGAATCCCGCAGAACTTGCGGCCTTCATTAAAGAAGCGAAGGCAACCGAAACTAAGGACGCTTAATCATGGCACTTTCCGACCTTGCTGTTTACTCCGAATACGCTTATTCGGCTTTCTCCGAAATCCTGCGCCAACAGGTTGATTTGTTCAACGCTGCGACGGGCGGGGCTATCATGCTGCAATCCGCAGCGCACCAAGGCGACTTTTCCGACGTTGCCTTTTTCGCCAAGGTAACGGGCGGCCTTGTTCGCCGTCGTAACGCCTACGGTTCCGGCACCGTCGCCGAAAAGGTCTTGAAACACCTTGTCGATACGTCGGTTAAGGTCGCAGCCGGTACGCCGCCTGTTCGCCTTGACCCCGGCCAATTCCGTTGGATTCAGCAGAACCCGGAAGTCGCAGGCGCGGCAATGGGGCAGCAACTCGCCGTCGATACGATGGCGGATATGCTGAACGTCGGTCTTGGTTCGGTCTATTCGGCGCTGTCGCAGGTTCCCGACGTTGTTTACGACGCGACCGCGAACAACGATGCCGCCGACAAGCTGCCGACTTGGAACAACCTTAACAACGGCCAAGCCAAGTTCGGCGACCAATCGTCGCAGATTGCCGCATGGATTATGCACAGTACGCCCATGCACAAGCTGTACGGTTCGAACTTGACCAACGGCGAACGCCTGTTTACTTACGGCACCGTGAACGTTGTTCGCGACCCGTTCGGCAAGCTTCTTGTTATGACCGATTCGCCGAACCTGTTTGCCGCAGGTGCGCCGAACGTTTATCACATTCTTGGCCTTGTGCCGGGCGGCGTGTTGATTGGTCAAAACAACGACTTCGACGCAAACGAAGAAACCAAGAACGGCGACGAAAACATTATTCGGACTTACCAAGCCGAATGGTCGTACAACATCGGCGTTAAGGGCTTCGCTTGGGACAAGGCAAACGGCGGCAAGTCGCCGACCGATGCGGCGTTGTTCACTTCGACCAATTGGGACAAGTACGCAACTTCGCATAAAGACCTTGCGGGCGTTGTCGTCAAAACCAACTAACCGACGGCAGACGGACGGGGCTTCGGCCCCGTTCTTCTAGTCCTTCACAAATTCAAAGGAGTTTCGAAGATGAAACCGGCAAAAATTCTGTTCTTCGTTGACGGCAACGCGCCGACCCCGGAAGACTTCGCAGCCGCCGCCGAACTGAACGCGCAAGTTATGTTCAGGAACGCCCGCGCTGTTCCGTCCGAACCGCATTCGCTGGAAATCTGCGACGGCGTAGCGGGCAAGGTTCCGAAGCTGTACGCCGACGCTTACCCGGAAGCGGGCGAAGCAATCAAGAAGAAGGCCGCCGAACTGAAAGCCCTTACTTCGAAGGTCGGCGACGCCCCGGCACCGAAGGCCAGCGGCAAGGCCGCCGACAAGCCCGCAGCCGCTACGCAGGGCCAGACCCCGGCGCAGCCCGCAAAGCCTGCCAGCGCCCCGGCATGGACGCCGAACGCCCCGCAATAAGTCGCAGCCTGCCCGCCTAGTATGGGCAGGCGGCAACCGTAACGAACGAAGGTTAAAAAATGGCGATAACAATTACAGTTGAAGACGGTTCTAACGTAGCCAACGCAAATTCGTTCGTTACGATTGCCGAAGTGCGGTCGTATGCCGTGGAACGCGGCGTAACCCTGTCGGCTACCGATGACGACGTAGCCGTTCAAATCATCAAGGCAAAAGATTACTTGGAATCGTTCGCGAATCGCTATCAAGGCGAAATGACGAACGCCGACCAAGCTTTGCAATGGCCGCGAATCGACGTTTATTTGTATGGAAGCGAAGTCGCGTTTCCGTCGAACGCAATTCCGAAAGAACTTAAATCGGCACAATGCGCCGCAATTCTGGCAATTGCCGAAGGCGTCGATATTATGCCGAATTATTCGGCTTCGAACTTCGTAACCGAAGAAACCGTAGGGCCGATTACGACCAAATACGCCGACCCGACGAAAGTTGGTATCGTGCCCACATTAACCGCCGTCGATTCGCTGTTGGCCCCGCTGTTTGGTTCAACTGCAACCGGCTTCGCACTTCGAACAATGCGGGTTTAATTATGGCGCAATTCGACCGACAAGTTAAAACCGCATTGAAGCTTATTGCGAAGAACGGCCAAGCTGTTAAATGGCGGGTTGTTCGCGACGGTGCGCCGGTCGATTCTTCGCAGCCTTGGAAACCAACGCAACCCGCAACGCCTGTCGAACACGACGTAACAATTTGCTTTCTTCCGATAAATAAGGAAATGCGCGAAACAATCGCGTACCTTCGCGGAACGGAAGTGCCGACGGGTTCCGTTATGGGATATATAGGCGCGGTTAATTTCGAACCTTCGTTGAAAGACGTTGTTATTCGCGACGGTAAAGAACTTCGTTTGGAAAATATCGACGTTCTTTCGCCGAACGGCCAAACCATACTTTATACGGTAGTGTTCAAAGGATGACAACAACTTATAGTAATGCTATCGACGAAATAAACGCCGTATTTTGGCAAGATTGGAATTCGGCCAAAACTTCGTCGGTTGCCGGGTATGTTCCCGAAATTCGTTGGCAATACGTCGAAGAACCTTCGTCGCCGGATGGTTCCAAATTTTGGGGCCGCGTTTCGACGCAAACGGTATTTGAAGAACAATCGACGCTTTCAGACGAAGCGGGCTTGCCCGGTCAAAAGCGTTACACTTCTTCGGGGCTGGTGTTCGTGCAAATCTTTTGCCCGAAGTCGCTTGCGCAAGCTGGCGAAATCGGAAGGAAGCTTGCCGAAGTTGCGCGAAATTCATTCCGGGGCAAATCAACGCCCGGTAAGGTTTGGTTTCGCAATGCCCGAATAAACGAACTTTCGCCCGAAGATTTGTTTTATCGGTTTAACGTCGTTGCCGAATTTGAATACGACGAATTAGGTTAAAGGAGTTCGCCAAATGGCTAACAAAATTGATTCGAACATTACCGGCCTTGCATTCGCGGAAGAAACGACGCTGAAAACGCTTCCGGGTACGCCCGTTTGGTACGGACTGGAACCCAACAGCTATTCGGACTTCGGCGGCGAACTTTCGACCGTTGCCCGCGCGCCTATCGACCCGTCGCGCCAGAACAAGAAAGGCACGATTACCGACCTTGACGCATCGGGCGGCTTCAACGCCGACTTTACGAAGACCAACCTTACGCGAATTCTGCAAGGCTTCTTCTTCGCAGACGCGCGCGAACTTCCTTCGACGCAGCCGCTTAACGGCGCATCGGTTGCGCTTACCGGCGTTACCGCAGTTGACAGCACTTACGCCGCAGCTTCCGGGCTTGGCGTGTTTGGTGCCGATATGCTGGTATATGCGACCGGCTTTGCCAACGCGGCGAACAACGGCCTTAAAACCGTCGTTTCGGCTACCGCTGCGGGCGTCGTTGTTGCTGAAACCCTGATTGACGAAACCCCGCCCGCAGGCGCGAAGCTGGAATGCGTCGGTCGCCAACTTGCCGCCGCAGACGCGAACATTGCCGTAACTGGCAACGTCGTTTCGCTTATCGTTACCGCTGGCGACTTTACGACCATGCCCGAACTGTTCCCCGGTCGTTGGGTCTTCGTCGGCGGCGATGCGTCGGCAAACCGCTTCGCTAATAATGTGGGCTATGCCCGCATTAAGTCGGTTGCAGCGAAGGCGCTTGTTTTCGACGACGTGACTTGGCAGGCGGCCAACGAAACCGGAACCGGCAAGTCGATTCGTCTTTTCGTCGGAACTGTTATCAAGAACGAAAAGACCCCGGCGCTTATCAAGCGTCGTTCGTATCAAATCGAACGCACCTTGGGCGAAGGTTTGAACGGTACGCAGTGCGAATATCTGGAAGGCGCAGTACCGAACGAATTTACGTTGAACGTTCCGCAGGCCGACAAGCTGAACGCCGACCTTTCGTTTGTTGCGTGCGACAACACTTATCGCAGCGGCGACCCCGGCGACGAACAGAAAAGCGGAACCCGCGTGCCTGCGCCCGGCGAAGATGCTTACAACACTTCTTCGGACGTTTACCGAATCAAGATGGCCGTTCACGACGCCGCGTCGTCGAACCCCGCCGCCCTGTTCGGCTACGTTTCCGAAGCGAACGTTTCGATTAACAACAACGTTACGCCGAACAAGGCGGTCGGCGTGTTGGGCGCGTTCGATACTTCGGCGGGTAACTTCGAAGTCGGCGGTTCGATTACCGCTTACTTTACGACCGTCGCAGCGGTTAAGGCTGTTCGCGCGAACGCCGACGTTGGTTTGTCGGTAATCAGTGCGGCCAAGAACGCCGGTTTCGTGTTCGATATTCCGTTGCTTGGTTTGGGCGGCGGTCGTCTGAACGTCGAAAAAGACGCGCCGATTACCGTTCCGCTGGAACCCGCAGGCGCAGAAAACGCGAACGGCTATACGATGCTGTACGAAGTGTTTTCTTATCTGCCGAATCTGGCAATGCCGGACTAATTGCGGTAAACTCAAAGGGGCGGGTAATACCGGCCCTTTCTTCATTCAATCGGAGTAAATCAAATGTCTGGACTGTTTAAGCAATTCAAAACGAATTCGGCAAAAGAAGTCGAAGGCGTCGAAATCGAATTTCCCGAAGCGCAGAACGACGACGGCACCGTTCCCACGTTCATCATTTCCCGCATGGGTAAATCGAACAAGGCGTATTCAAAGGCGCTTGACGCGGCGACCCGTCCTTATCGCCGTCAAGTCGAACTTGGCACGCTGAAAAACGAAGTCGCCGAATCGCTGTTTATGGGCGTGTTCGTCGATACCGTGTTGCGCGGCTGGAAGAACGTTCAGGGCGAAGACGGCAAGGAAATTGCGTATTCGAAGGACGCCGCAATTTCGCTTCTTACCGAACTGCCGGACGTTTACGAACGTTTGCAGGAAGAAGCCAAGTTGGCTTCGAACTTCCGCGATAACGCTTTGGAAGCCGAAGCAAAAAACTAACGGAAGTTTTGGCGCACCTGTTGGAACTTGGCCCGCACGAACAGGCGATAGCAAAGCAAGCGATGCGCGCGGGGCAACCGTTACCCGAACGCATCGCGAATGCGCCAGAACTTGAAGTAGGCTTGCAGTTGTATTTGCAAGCCTTCTTCGACCTAGATAGCGAACGGTCGCACGGCAACGGTTTAACGCCGATACCTTGGACAAGTATGGCGGCTTACGCAAGGGCTTTCGAGTTTGACGAAGAACAAACCGAAGACTTGTTTTACTTTATGCGAAAGCTTGATTCGGAACACTTGAAGAAACTAGCGGACAAACAGAAAGCGGCGGCATCGAATGGCAAAAAGCCTGCTAGACCTAGCCGATAGGCTGGAAAAGAAAGCGAAGGCAATAGACGAAGCGGCGTCACAAAACGCCGTCGATACCGCTTTGGCTATTGTGGGCGACTTGGCGTACAAAACGCCCGTAGATACTTCGCAAGCTTTGTCGAACTGGATTGTAACGCTAGAAAGTCCGTCGGGTCAACAAATCAAGCCGCATTTTCCGGGTTCGCAGGGTTCAACGCAACGCGCTTCGGCGGCTGAAACGTTGAATTCTGCGAAGCTTGTTTTACGAAACAAGAAGCCCGGCCAAGCGATATTTATTACGAACAACCTTCCGTATATCCGCAGGCTGAACGACGGTTATTCGGCACAAGCCCCGGCGGGGTTCGTCGAACGCGCCGTTTTGATTGGTCGCAAAATGCGTAAGAAGTTCAAGATTAAGGATTAGAAGAAATGGCCGACGAAAACATAGAAATTAAGGTTCAAGACAAAGTTTCGCCGTCCATTTCGACGAAGCTTCGCACAATTGCCAGCGAAGCCCGCAACGCCGACGCCGCAGTTAAGAACCTTCAAACGCAGCTTTCGGCAATCAACGTCGGCGGCTTGTCGCAGCTTATCAACGCATCGGCCAGCGCAACGCGCCAGCTTCAACAAGGCGCGCTTGCCGCGCAACGGCTGGCAACCGAACAGCAGCGCACCGCAACAGCCGCAGCGCAGGCCGCCGCAGCCCAAACGCGCGTCGCCACGGCTGCGACCCAAGGGGCCACGGCGCAAGCCAACCTTGCCACGGCCACGCAGCGCACGCAGACGGCCCAACAGCAGACGGCGACAGCCGCGCAGCGCCTAGCGACAGAACAGCAGCGGACAGCCGTTCAGACGGCCAACGCGGCGGCAGCGAACGACCGGGCCGCCCTTGCCGCCCTGCGGCTGCAACAGGCGCAAGACCGGGCCGCCAATTCGACCCGCAACGCGACTTCGGCCCTCGGCGGATACATTCGAACCGCTGCTGGAATTCTTGGCGTAACCATTTCGGCGAACGCAATTCTTGCAAGCGCCGACGCATACGTTACGCTTCAAAACAAGTTGCAGAACGTAACGAAGTCGCAAGAACAAGTTAACACGCTTACGAACGAACTTTTCGAACTGTCGAACCGCACGCGCGCGGGTATTGAAGAAACGGCGACAGCGTTTACACGCTTCGACCGTGCCTTGGCGTTTATGGGTAAGTCGCAAGAAGATTCGTTGCGAATGACCGAAACCATTAACAAGGCTTTGATTGTTTCCGGTGCAACAGCGCAAGAAGCGTCGTCGGCTTTGTTGCAGCTTTCGCAGGGCTTCAACGCCGGTAAGCTGCAAGGCGACGAATTCCGCGCCGTTTCGGAAAATATGCCAATCGTTTTGGACGCAGTAGCGAAGGCGCTTAACGTTCCAATCAACCGCGTTAAGGAACTTTCGACCGAAGGTAAAATTACTTCCGAAGTTCTGTTTGAAGCTTTCAAGCTTATACAAGACCAAGTAGACGCAACGTTTAACAAGACGACGCCCACAATCGGCCAAAGCTTGACGGTTCTTCGCAACAACGCAATTCAGTTCTTCGGCGAATTGAACAAAGCGACCGGCTTTACTGCCGGGCTTTCGCGCGCGATTCTTTGGCTTGGCGAAAACTTGAAAACTGTTGCCGTAATTGTCGCCGGACTTGGCGTCGCGTTGCTTGTTGCCTTCGGTGCCCCGTTGGTTGGTGCGCTGGCCGGTGCGACGGCTGCGGTAAAAGCCTTTACGCTGGCGCTTGCTTCGAACCCGATTGGCCTTATCGTCGTCGCGCTTTCGGCTGCGATTGCGTACCTTGCGCTTTTCCGCGACGAAATTAACTTGGGAATCGACGACGTTACGACGTTGGGCGATTTCTTCCGCGCGACCTTTGAAGGCATCGGCCAAGCAATCGACGGCGTTAAAACCATCGCGTCGCAATTGTGGGCAGAACTGCGCGACTTCGCAAGCGCCGCACTTGGCGAAATTACTTCGAACGTTGACGATTCGACTTCTTCTTGGTCGGACAGCTACGCCGAATTCTTCCAAACCAACCGTACAGGTTGGGCCGGTGCGCTGGAAAACGCCGCAAAAGTTCTTGACGCAATCGCCGGGCTTTTGACCGGGGCCGCAACGTTCGCAGGCCGTGCAATGGCCGAAGTTGTTATTTCGGTTCAAAACGGAATCGCAAACGCTTACAACGTTGTCGCGGGTTGGATTGAAAACGTAACGAATAAAGCCATTGAAGCCGCGAACAGGCTTCGCGCGATGGTCGGTAAGTCGGCTTACGAACTTGTCCAATTCGAACGCATGGGCAGCGCAGGCCAAACCGAATTCGAATCTTGGGGCAAGCTTTGGGCGCAATCGCTGGAAGACGGATTTAACAGCCAAGGCGGCGCAATGCAAAACCTGTTGAACGGCCTTTTCGACCGTTCGCAGCAAATCGGCGCGCAGCGCAGGGCCGCAGGAAGCGCGCAGCTTCGCGGGGCCGCAGGAAGCGCGCAGCTTCGCGGGTCTGGCGCGTCGCAGCTTGCCGGGGCTACCGACGCGAACGCGGCGAAGGCTGCGGAACGTCGCGCGCTGGCAATGGAAAAAATCAATACGCAGCTTGATAACGAATTGGCGCGTATGTTCCAGCTTCAACCGCAGCGCGAAGCGCAAGCGAAGTTCGACCAAATCGAAGAAAGCTTGATTCAGAAAAAGATTAAGCTTACGTCGGAAGAAGCCGAAGCAATTAAGGCGAAGATTAAGGCCGTTCAAGACGCGACCGAAGTTCAACGCCAGTTCGACGCAATTTACGCCGAAGCTGTTAACCCGTTGAAGGAATACAACGCTTCGCAGGAAGCGGCGAACAAGCTTCTTCAAATGGGCGCAATTACGCAGGAACAGCACGCCCGCGCAGTAACGAAGGCGTCGGAAGCTTACGCAAATTCGCAAGACCCGTTGCGGCAGTATAACCGCGACCTTGAACAGCAATTGCAGCTTTTGCAAATGCTGCCGAAGCAACGCGAAATCGAACAGCAGATTATGCAAGTTCAGAACGATTTGCTTGCAAAGGGCATCGTTCTAAACGAAACCGAATTGGCGCAGCTTCGCGAAAAGCTGTTGCTTATTCAGCAAGTAAACGCCGTTTCGCAGCAAGAAGCGTCGTTGTTGGACGCCAGCGTAAACAAGCGCCAACAGTTTATCGACCAACTGAAAGCAATTCAGAACTTGCGCAACAACAGCGGAAGCGGTTTCAACGCAGGCGACCAAGCCGAAGCAACTAACAGCATGTTGCAAGGCATGGGTATTGATACGACGAACTTTCAAACGCAGCTTAACGCGCAATTGGCGCAATATCAAACTTACGTCGAACAGCTTAAAATGCTGAACGAACAGCGTTTGATTAGCGACCAAGAATACGCCGCCGCAAGTATGCAACTTGAATTGCAGCGGCAAAACCTGTACTTGAATTCGGCAAGTAGTTTCTTCGGAAACTTGGCCGCGCTTCAACAGTCGGGAAATAAGAAAATGGCGGCGGTCGGAAAGGCCGCAGCAATCGCGCAAGCGATGATTAATACGTATCAATCGGCAACGTCGGCTTATGCTGCGATGGCGTCGATTCCTTACGTCGGCCCGGCGTTGGGCGCGGCTGCGGCTGCGGCTGCAATTGCCGCAGGCTTGGCGAACGTTCAGCAAATCCGGTCGCAGAATACCGGGTTTAAGTCGGGCGGTTTTACCGGGTCAATGGGCGTAAACGAAGTCGCGGGCGTCGTACACGGCCAAGAATTCGTTATGAACGCATCGGCGACCAACCGCATTGGCGTTGCAGACCTTCAAGCCCTGCAAACGGGCGCGGCCAGTGTTCAGCGCAACGACGAACAGGCAATGGCGGCTAGTGTGGGCAGGGGCGGCAATTCCGAACCCGCGCCCGCGCCGGTTGTCAATGTACCTTTTAGCGCCGTTGTCGTACAATCGAAAGAAGCGGCCTTGGCCGGGCTTAAATCTTCGGAAGGCCGGGCTTTCATTCTGGAAACCATCGAACAAAACGGCGGCACCGTCGCAAAAATCGTCGGAGTTAAATAAATGGGTTATGCAATTGGAACAGTTACGAAAGGCGGCGGCGACAATTGCCATTATCAGGTTTTGGCAATTATCAAAACGCTGGCCGAAGCTAACGGATGGACAACGCTTCGTTACGATACGTCGGGCGAAAACAAAGAATGGATAGGTAAAAGCTTGGGCTTGTCCGGCGGAGAAGAAATTTTTATAGGAATTCGCACGTACCAAAGTTTTCCGGGCGATTACTATAACTTCTTGCTTGGATGCTTTACCGGCTACGTTTCCGGCAATTCGTTTGATTCGCAACCCGGCGCGAAGTATTGCGGCGTTCCTGCCCACAATAACGCAATTACGTATTACA